GAACTGGTTCCGGTTTGTAGTTTAGAATCATTCTAATGTAGCCTGTACTGAATTTCTTTGACATCTTTTGACCAGCATGCTCTGCAGTCTTTGCAGCTGTTGCCCTGTTCCGGGGCCGGGCACACATGGCCAGCTCGGGGACTCTTCACGACTGTAGACCAGTGGGTCCAGGCGTTGCCGGGCTTCGTGTCATTTTTTGCATTGGATAGTCTAATAATTAAATTGGGCGGTATTATGTCCGGATCCAGGAACTGTAACAGCTTTCGCTCCTGTGTCGGGAGCCAGTGCATTGTATCCGGCGTAAGCTTGCAGACTTCAAAAATTTTTTTAAGGTGCTCGGGCCCTTGCAGGTCTCCGGAGTCGTGCCAGCGGAAATGCTTCTTGCCTTTGATCAACACAGCCATGGCCTGAACCCAGTCTGGATGTGTTAACGAGTCCAGGCGCCTGCTTAAGGCGTCCTTAACGTTCGGGAAGTTGTAACGGCCCTTGAAGGCATAGCAGCCATAGCACGGCGTGCCGGGAATCTCTCTGAGCTTAGCGCCAGTCTGACAGGCGCGGGCCGGCAGGTTATATGAGCCCTCAGGCATTTTGCCTGGTGCGCTCAGTCCTCCGGTGATCTTACTTGCTTCTTTCTTTTTCATTTTAAATTATTAATTGTGTCGTTGTGCCAGAGCTTGTCATCATCGTCGCATTTTTTGCACAATGTGCCCTGATCATAGTTAGCGATGTGCTTGCCTTCAGTGTCTTCTAGATATTGATCTCCGCAGCCTATGCAAGTCCAGCCATCTGGTAAATCATATTTTTCTTTCATATCTTATAATATCCTATAGCTTGCGGCTTGTCAAGCTTGGCCGCTCGTGCCCTGATTCTTTATGGGCGGGCCCACCCGCTCGGGCGCTTGAGCTCTTACTGTTTTGTTTTATTTTTTTCAGGAATTTTTCGCAGCTCTTCACATACGAGGGCGGAAGATCTTCATCCGCCATCGTAAAATATCTTAGTAGTGATCGTCTTGAATTAAGTCTCATTAATCAAGGACCACCATGTATTGTTTTGGAAAGTGTTGTCTGAACCAGTCTATTCCAGCCCGGACAATGTCCCAGGCTTCAAAGCGTTCAGCGCCAATAATTGTATCGTAGACGCTGGCCGCGTATCCTGGCATCTCTGTCTCTTCACCTGTGAATCTATTCGCGATCTTCACAGTCTTGTCCAGATACACTGAACAATCAAAGGGCATCACCACAGTCTGGTCGTGCCATTTTATTTTTTTCTTTTTTGGTTTTTCTAGTTGCATGTTTACCTCTTCTTTCTAATCCTATTATATCCCAGATCCCCGGACCTGTCAACTAAAAAATTTTTTTCCTGTACTTTACTGGGCGGGCCCACCCGCTTGAAGGCTTGAGGGCTTGAGGGCTTGGGATCTTACGGCCAAGCGGTTTTTTACATCGCGCGAAACCATTACTTGTAACACTTACAACTTGGCCATGGCCAAACAATGTTCACTGAAGAACCGCATCCAATTGGAGCTTATGCTTAACCCCAGATCTCTGGGCGCCGATCAGCTTATTACAAGTGTGCCAACCAGAGATCAGGGCTTAAGTTTGGCCAAGCAGCCCTCAGGATATCCTGAGCCCTGACTTTAACAGGTGTGCTTGACCCCAGAACTATCACCGGATGTCACCCGATATTTTAGATGGTTTCGCCATCTTTCCCTAATTAAAGGGTTCTAGACATCTTTAGGTCTAGCAATAGTTCTGGGCTCAAGTGTCTCGCAGGCGAGAATCTTCTTACGCGTTATACAATTCTATATCCAAAGGACATCACGACCTGAAATATAGTCCAGCAATGGCCAGACGACCTTTAAACTTGACCCCAGATCCAGCGGGAATTCCTCTTAATCTCTGGGCACTGGATCTGGGCTCAAGGGCGCGTTTCATAAATTCAATAAATTGATTTATCACCACGCGCCGATTGGCTTTGCTTATCATCCACAGGTCGAGACCCGTTTATCTTCAGCAATATTTTATATTAACATAAAATCCTATAACTGTCAAGGTCTAATTAAATTGTCATCATCGTATTGTTCTTCTGTAATTGGAATGCGTTGACCAAGTAAATCATTAACGAAGTAATGATTAGTTCCATTGCGCCAATCATATTCTTTATACCAAGCATTATCGCATTCAGTTTTTTTAGGCTCAGTTATTCTTCCAAAATGATTTAAAGCTTGTTCAATATATTTATTAAGCCAATCGTTCTGACAATTAAGAGAGCAAAAATTATCCGAGTAATAAAAAGATGATCTGCGTCTAGTTTGATAAGACTTATTTCCTTTCGTGCCACGAATACGATCTTTCGTTCTATATTCGTGACACTTTGTTCCTTGGCAGTATTTCATTTAATACCACCAGTATAAAACTGCCATTACTACTACTGCCATAATTGGATAAAACCAAATACTGTCCACTAGCATTTTAAACCTTTCCTTTCCACTTTTTCCATAAATAATCATTTTCTTATCTTATAATATCCCATAGCCTTTGTCAACTAAAAAATTTTTGCAGATCTGGGGGCGGGCCCACCCAAAAAGAAAAAATAGGGCTTGACAGCTTAAAGTGAATACTATAATCTCCTAGATATTAATATGAATAAAAACTATTAAACTATATAACGCATTTGCCAAGTGGCAGTACAAAAACGCACTTGGCAAAGCACAACAGAAAGGTAAAAAAACTTATGGGTAGAATAAGACTAAATCAAGAGTATCGTAATAAGATCGCAAATCGTATGCGAGTACACTTGGAACAAGAGGACACGCAAGAGAAAGAGGCATATCTAAAAGCAAGAGAGGAAATGAAACCTTTGCAAGATATAACTTGGAAACTTGCTGAGCAAATAGTTAGACGACACTACACACCAGAAGATGTTGAGAAAGCTTGGTATCTACAAAACAAGTTTGAGAATGTAAATACTATCGCAAAAGATAGTTGCTTTCATTTTGGATATCAAGGTCAAGTAGAAGAAAGAGATGAAAATGACAAACCAATTATGAAAGACAAATATATTGAAAGTCATTTTGATTTTAGACTTAATGGAAATATTAATGGGAACGAAAATTCAAGAGATATGGATTTTGGTTATGCCTATTTTAGAGATGAACTAAAAGGGCGAGAGGGTTGCAATCCAGATATTAATATTGAGATGAAAGACAAACCAAGCAATCCACACCAACAAAAATTTCAAGATGCCAATGACAAATATCTTGGAACTAATGGTGGTCGTGAAAATCAAACCTCTTATGCGAGAGAGTGGAACAATGATTATGTTCTTGATTTAATTGGTCGTGAGTATTGTAGAGATAGATCAATCGCTTGTAATAAAGAGGAATATGATGTCCTGATGTTCTGGCAACAAAAGAAAGGTCATTTAATTACTTGTCATGAAAAATGGATTGAAAGTATTTTAAATCAAATGAAAGAGATTAAAGTTGGTTTAAAAGGTTATAAATATTTAGATGAAGCAATTGAGTTATGCACCGAACTGGGCTTGTCAGTTAATGATGCTGAGATTATCAGAACAAACTCAACTGGGCTTGTAATCTATAATCCAAAAAATCTGGCTGATAGAATAAAAGGCATGAAGAATAAAAACATATCAAGAGAGCAAAAAATTGCTCTACGCAAGGCATACGACACACAACAACAATCACAACAAAAATAGTGCTTGACTTTATATATGGGATAGTGTAATATTATCCCATGTATAACAAAAGAAAGGATAATACCATGTCATTACAAATAGACATAATCAAAAAAGTGCTGATGTTAGACACGACAAAAGAACTTCAAAATGTTCTTGATGTAGTTGGAAACGCAATCAGTAGAGAACTAGACGCAGATGATAGAGAACAAGCTGAGTTTAGAAAATGGAAAAAAAGAAACAGCGAGGAATCTGATGACAAAATTAGATTCTAGCATTTTCTATATTAAATACTTCGCCACTAAACATGGCGAAACTATTGAGAGGAAAGGACAGTTAGATGGAGTTGCCAAAGGCGAGTTCACTGCTAAAAAAGGATATCCATGTTTTAATTATTTGGATATCTGGGCAACTGAAAAATTTGGTACTCCACAATATAGAACTGCAACGCATAAATGGGAGTTCAATGAAACAAAAACCATTTAGAGTAAATATTAGTGGGGCAGATTTGCCCCACTATCTTTCGCCGAAAATAATATCGGCAGTTGGATATATTCATCAAGCTAGTCCAAGTATTCCCAACGCAATTAAAAGAATAGATAAGATGAAGAATTACTTATCGGAACAAGAATTAAAATGGGTTATGGCTCTTTTAGTTTTTGATAGATTAGTTGATATGGCTCAAAGCAGTAATGAGTTTAAAGACTTCAAGAATACTGTTGATGAAAGAAAGAAAACAATTAATTAACGAATAGCTTATCCCAATAAGTTATACTGTGCGAGGCGAGAGATCGCCTCGCAATATCTTGTGTCAAGTAAAATCTCACAATCTCCCATGTTATTTTTGCATAGCTCGTGCAAGTTGTAGCCATTCGGGGCGGGCCCACCCCCCATAGGTCGGGCATCGGGGGCGGGCCCACCCTAACCAAGGGGAGGGGTCCCAGTTTTTGCATACCTCAGATTTCCCGGGAGGGGCCCACCCCCTAAAAACAAAAAAAGGGGTCCCAAGGTTTACCCTTTATTGCTTAATTCAGACTCTCATGGTAGAACTTTTATAAATGGTTCCATATCATGATAGATGACATAAATTTTATAAAAAAATTACCATTAGCGGAACAAAAAGAATACCTAAAGACTTATTTAAAAGCAGATCAACTAGAAAATAAAAAGAAGTGTCATAATGACTTCCTAGAGTTCGTTAGGTTTATTTGGCCAGAGTTCATTAGTGGTTATCACCATAGAGTTATTGCAGAAAAATTTAATAAAATTTCTACAGGAGAGACGAAGCGTTTAATCGTCAATATGCCTCCAAGACACACGAAGTCTGAATTTGCATCTAATTATTTACCTGCTTGGATGATCGGAAAGAATCCTAATTTAAAAATTATTCAAGCCACCCACACAGCAGAACTTGCTATACGTTTTGGAAGAAAAGCTAAACACGTAATTGATTCTCCTGAATACAAGGAGATCTTCGATACTTCGCTGCGAGAAGATTCACAAGCAGCCGGTCGCTGGGAAACAGCGCAAGGAGGTGAGTACTTTGCAGTGGGGGTAGGAGGAGCCATGACTGGAAGAGGTGCGGACTTACTAATCATTGATGATCCACACAAGGAAAAGGATATGTTAAGTCGTGACTCTTTTGATAAAGCTTATGAATGGTATACCTCCGGACCCCGTCAACGTTTACAACCTGGTGGTCGAATCGTTTTGGTTATGACCCGCTGGTCTACTAAAGATCTCACTGGCCAACTCATCAAGCAACAGGGAGATGTGAAGGGAGATGAATGGGATGTTGTTGAATTCCCAGCTATTCTTCCTAATAATAAACCGGTCTGGCCAGAGTATTGGAAGAAAAAAGAATTAGATTCTGTTAAAGCTTCTATTAGTATTGGGAAATGGAATGCTCAGTACATGCAATCTCCAACCTCTGATGAAGGAGCCATTATAAAACGAGAATGGTGGAAGGACTGGAAACATAAAGATCCTCCTGCGTGTGATTTTATTATCCAGTCTTACGATACAGCTTTTATGAAAAAAGAAAGTGCTGATTATTCAGCTATTACGACTTGGGGTGTTTTTAATACTGAAGATTCCGGTCAAAATGTAATTTTATTGAATGCGTTTAAAGATAGGTACGAGTTCCCCGAACTTCGAAGAAAGGCCCAACAAGAATATCAATGGTGGCGTCCGGATATCGTCTTGATCGAGGCCAAGGCATCAGGGATCCCTCTGACGCACGAGTTGAGACAGATGGACATCCCTGTTATTAACTTTACGCCGTCAAAAGGAAATGATAAGCATGTAAGAGTGAATTCGATAGCCCCGCTTTTCGAAGCAGGAAAGATATGGGCTCCGAAACACGAACAATTTGCGCAAGAAGTTATTGAGGAATGTGCAGCATTTCCTCATGGCGACTATGATGACTATGTGGACTCAACCACACAAGCTATTATGCGTTTAAGAGGGGGACATTTTATTGTTCACCCTGAAGATTATAAGGATGAAAAAATAAACAGAGGAAATAACTTAGTATACTATGGCTAGGAAACTAATATTAGAGAATTTAATGAAATTGGCTTCGGGTATTGGAGCGAATCCAAATAAATTTATGGGAACTCGAACTAATATCACTTTTTTGGGAAAAGGCCCTCAAAAGAATCCCTTGTTCCAGAGATATCTACCCGGATTAGAAAGTGCGACGACTCAAAGCCTCGGTTCCCGATCCTCGCTCATTGAAGCCACCGAAGACGCCATGGGATTTGCGTCTGCAGGTAAATTAAACGACATCCAACTAAAAATTTTAACCGAGAACCTAACGGGCATTAACAAAATTTTAAATCCGCCTCCATTACCGATGGCGTCGATTACCACACTTTCCAGAAGCGGCTTACAGCCGAGACGGGAGTGGGCAAACCCGACACAGGGCTCAGGGATCGCAGGTATTAAACAACGAATGGAAAACATTAAAGGCATGAGCGATAAATTAGGTCAGATGGAAAAAGAACGACTTGCTATCTATGGAAAAGATAAAATTCCGTCCCAGCTTCCTGAACCAGGGCCCGAGGATATAGCGGCTTTCAAAGGCGCGCTTGATATGCAAACCGGAATGTCCCGAGCCATTGCCAGACAACTTTTACTCAAAGACACGAGACTTAATTTACCCGACGATGTTTTAAACAATTTAAGAACAGGAAGTAGAGGAGAAGATCCTTTAGACCTTATGGCAAAATATTACGGAAGATCCATGGAGAAGTACGATGACTTTTTAAATAGCGTCAATCTGGATGCAGCCCGTCCCGAGGAGTTTGCCGAAATGATTTTAAAAAATGTTAAACTGATTCCAGCGTTTGCGGGAGGCGGTTTGGCTAGGATACTGGAGTTATAATGGCACTGACTTTTTCATATCAAGAAATAGCCAAAAAATTAGGCATTAAACCTCAAACACTTTCTTCTTACATTTCAAAAAATCCAGAAGCGGTTAACAAACTTAAAAAATATTTTATTATTAAAGAAGGTACGACACCGGGTAATCCTATTACATATACTCTCAAGAAAAATTTCAATCTTGCTAATGCAATTAAAGATATAAAAACTGAAATAGGTAGAACACCTGTCCATGCAACACCGGCACAGAAATTATTTGTTTCACAAGAAGTATCTAAGGCCAATGCAGGTGAAAGGTATGTTACGGCAGAGGAAATATTAGAAAAAGTTAAGAAAAAATTTAACAAGCCGACAAAACCAAGTATTAGGCTCTATCCTGTTTTATCCACTTTGGATACAAGAGCTCAGAAAGCGGATCAAGTTTTAAAAAATATGTTAATGGAAAAAACTCCGTTAAACGGTTATTGGAATGAAGTGGCTGCAAAAAGAGTGGGCATGCATAACCTTTCTTTCAGAAGAATGTTAGAAGATGTTAGAACTGCTGGTGTTACAAAATTTCGAGGAGCGGTTCCCACCTATGAAGTCCTTAAAGATCAGGGTGCTGATTTTATTTCAGGTAGGGGAGGAAAGGGAATGGCTAAAACTGGAGGCGCTTATAGTTTTATAACAAAGTTATCCTTTAGTGATCAGTTAGCTAAAGCTCTTGAGATTCAACAAGGAATACCTATTTTGAAACAAATAGGTTCGAGAGCTAATACTCCAAAAATGAAAGCAATGCACTTTGCCTTTCGTAATTGGGCCCTTAATCAAGGAAAAGGCGATATCCAATTATTTGATAAAAAAGGTAAACTCATACCTTATGAATATGGAAAAGCTTTTGATGCGAAAGATATTTCATTTAAATATAAAGGAAAAATGTTTAGTCTTCGCGACAGACCTTATAAAATCAATAATATAAGTGATCCGACAGTTCTTAAAAAATATTTTCCTGAAGTTGAAAGAATAACAAACGAAATGAATAATTTTGGTCAAAAGAAAATTGCTAATCCTTTTAAAAAACCCTTTGTGATGGATAAGGTTACTTACAAACAGGGAGACAAAATTGCGATAAAGGATTTTGTTAAAAAAGTTCAAGTTGATGGTTATGGATTCAAACCTCGGTTGGGAAGTTTAGCTATACTCCATGGTCCTACAGGAGTTAAAGGTGAACCTTTTACTAATTTAGTGATGAATACAACCGACGTCAATATAGCTGAAGCTTCTCTTGCTAATTCATTGAAAGCAAATAAAATTAGTGGAACAGATTATAATAATGCTGTAAAAAATTTAAGAGGAATGTTTAAAGGCACAACCGGGCCAGAATATCGCCAATCAATCATTGACAGATTAGGAACTCAAGCAAAAGGTATTCAAAAATATAAAGGAACAAATTACCCTTTTTCAATTCAAGATTTAGTAAAAGATTTGATAAAGGAAGTTAAAGGCGCTCCCGGATCTTGTCAGGCTATTCTTAGAAAACAGACAGGGGGAATTGCAACGACATGCGTTGAAGCTATTAAGAGAGATCCAGTAGGCTCTGCTAATAAATTAGCAACTATGGAAGCAACTTCAGGCGCATTAGGAAAAGTTAAAAATGCAGCAACAACCTTTTTAGGAATCTTGGGTAGAGGCGGAGTGAAAGCTGCGCCGTACGCAGCAATTGCTGCGGTAGGAGCAGCTGCAGAGCCTTTAGTGAAACAATTTAGAAATGATGATCCTTCAACTTATTTATCGAATCCAGAACAACAGAAAGGAATGTTGTTATCTATGGTGGAACAAGAAACTCCAAAAGTTGATGAAGAAATTTTAAAATGGCAGTATCCTGGTTTAGCAGGAGCAACTGCAGCAGGTGCGATTCCTGGTGCCGGAGCAGTGTACAAAGCTAGACGAGGATTGCCCCCAACCAAAGATTTCGTAGGACCGATGCAAAAAGGAGTGGGCAAAACTCGAGCTGCTTTAGGAATCAGAGGCGTTTTAGGAAAAGCTTTAGGAGCAAGTTTTTCTCCTTTAGCAGTAGCCGCGACTTTACCCATCAGTGTAGCAGCACAAAGAGAAGGGGGTTCAAGTCTTGAAGATATTGCAACAGACCCATTTAATTGGATGGGACCCGCGTTTGCTAGTTCAGGAGCTGAATTAGCAACTAAAGGCATGAAGCCTACAGGAATTTTATCTAAAGCTTTAAGATTAGGAATGAAACCTTCAACATTAAGAATGATATCTAGTAGATTCGGATTACCGGGACTAGCGCTATCAGCAGGATTAAAAGGTTATGACATCTGGCAAAACAGTAAATACAAATAAAACGCTTGTTGCAAATATGCAACATGTGAAGTGGAAGGAAATTCCTCCTTTGAGAGGGCCGGATCCACAAGGCTTGAATAATGAATCTAAACAGGTTAAAACAATAATAAATTCGGGAGATATAAATGGCAGACAAAATCGACAAGGCTCTACCCAACGTAGATCCAGAAGTTAATATACAACCAGAAGAAATCACGGTTACAGAAACAGATAAATTATCTGAAGTAACTCCTGAGGGTGCTGAAGTTGTTATGGATGAGGAAGGTGGAGCTGAAATAAGCTTTGACCCAATGGCTCCGCAACAAGAAGCACAAAGTCATTTTGATAATTTAGCCGAATATGTACCTGATGATGTTTTAGGAAGACTCGGATCCAGATTAACAGAAAATTATATGCACTATAAATCTTCTCGAAAAGAATGGGAAGATACTTATATGAAAGGTTTAGACCTTTTGGGATTCAAGTATGTTAATCCAACACAGCCGTTTCAAGGAGCAAGTGGTGCAACGCACCCCGTGCTCGCAGAAGCGGTAACCCAGTTTCAAGCACAAGCTTATAAAGAATTACTTCCAGCGATGGGTCCTGTTAGAACCCAAGCGTTAGGAAGACCTAGTCGACCTAAAGAAGAACAATCGATTAGAGTAAAAAATTTCATGAACTATCAGCTCATGGATGTGATGACAGAGTATGAACCCGAATTTGATCAAATGCTCTTTTATCTCCCTCTTGCCGGCTCTGCCTTTAAAAAAGTTTATTACGATGAACTCTTAGGCAGAGCGGTATCTAAATTCGTTCAAGCGGATGATTTAATTGTTCCGTACACAGCTACCTCATTAGCTGATGCGGAAGCAATTATGCATATGATCAAAATGTCAGAGAACGATCTTAGAAAAAAACAAGTTTCAGGTTTCTATCGAGATATTGAATTAAAACCTGGTTATGATTCCGAAACAGAAGTTGAAAAAAAGGAAAGACAATTAGAGGGTATAAAAAAAACTAGAGACGAAGACGTTTTTACAATTATAGAATGTCACGTGAATTTAGATTTAGAAGGATTTGAAGATGTAGGACAAGACGGAGAACCTACAGGAATCAAACTTCCTTACATTGTTACAATTGAACATAGCTCAAGACAAGTTCTTTCAATTAGAAGAAACTATCAACCGAATGATCCTTTAAAAAAAGCGGTTCAATATTTTGTTCATTTCAGATTT